GAAACATTTTCTAGATATAATCTTCTACCAACCTGGTATACCAATTTGCCTGACGCTGCACCTGCAGTTACGGTTTCCCCAACAGTATATGTATCGCTACCTCCTACTGTGATTCTTGCGTCATTAGGTCCAATAATAATATTTGTACTGTTACTTGATTGGTAACTTAAATCGATATTGTTTAGAGCAAACGGTGGTCGAAGCTCACCATTTGCGCGATCTATAGAAATCTTATAATTAGGATCAATAACGTTTCCGATGTTGTGTCCAGAAAAGTTATCAACCATTATACCGTTCTTAAACCTATCAACACCTGCATTTGTAGCAAATTTTAAGTTAGTTGCTTCATTTTCTAACATTGATAGTCTAGTATAGTACTCAACTCTATCCAACCTATCCTTTATTCTACCAATATCACGCATAGTAAATCTTTCGATTCTAGTAGGTACTACTTGACAAGCAAGATCGCTACAATTATACTGCTGACCTACGAAGGAAGATAAAGACGGATAAGGTGTAATAGTTAGCTGAGCTAACGGAAGATGTCCATCAGGTTCATCTGGATATGCTGGCAATATAGATGGCTCGCCAGACGTTACTTTAAGATTGCCTTCTGAATCAATAGAAACTATGTCTCGACGAGGAATATAATGATCAAGATCAAAGTTCGCCGTGCTATTTGGCGCCATAAATTTCAGACCACCTGCAGGTGATACTATTGTAGAACCTGTAGCGGGATTTATACTAATGTTTGTAAGCGACGTAACATTATTAGCAGTGTCTTGTATTCTTGGTCTAATATCAATACTATTTCTAAGATCATACGATCTACCGTCTACAGGAGAACGGTAAATAGGTATTTCTTGTGTTGTGATAGCTAATGTGTTAGCAACGTTATTATCATCAATAGGATACGAATCAACAGAAAAATAGCCTAAACCTTGTGAAGTATCGTGTGTAAAGAAGTTCATCTTAACTAGATAAACGTCACCGGCTGTAGCAGTGCTACCAGGAGCAAGTTTTAATTTACTATGCTTGTATAAATTATCTGTTTGACCAGAATCAAGAATAAAACTAGATGTAACATCCTCGCCTTCTGATGTTGTTGTAAATAATGTATTACCGGTTTTCTTTCTAACTTATATAAGCTTATGACCATCAGACAAACCAAGATTCCATGGACCCGTGGTATTTGTCGATCCATCGGATTGATTTACCGTTACCTCAACATATCTGTTTGATCTATAATCTTTAGCAATTTCTTGGCCATCAACACGTTGCAACTCTGTTATAACAGTTGCAGAAACTGTAGCACTTAATGTTTCTTGTATATCAAAGTCTGCACCAGTAGTAGATGTAATGTTAATTGTTCTATCAGCGCCATCTCCACCGACACCTGCCATATCAATAACGTGACCTGGCAAGAACGCTTTAGTAATATTATCACCTGAAATAGTACCAAAAGCAATTTGACTCGTAGAGAGTGTTGTTGATGTTACTGCTGTTACAAGGAATGTATTAGCATGACTTGCAAACTTAATACGATCACCAACGTTAAATTTAGTATCTGCTCCTGTCAAGCCTGTTACAGTATTCGACATTGCTACCATTGAACCAGTGTCTAGCGTGGCAGAACTTGTCGCTTCGTCATTCAATACAACATGGAAGTTTGTTCTCGTATTAGTATCAGACAATACACCGGTACCAAATGGGAATCTGTCGTCTGGTGAACCGGTTGCAACACTAAACGTACCATCGACCGCAACGGTAACATCAAATTCTTTCAAGAATGTAAAATTAGTATCTAAATTACCTGTAGTATCTCTAATTGTTTTAATACTAGATACAGGTAGCTGATATACTGCTCTGTTAAAATCAACTTCAGACAACTGAGCGCTTCCGCTAGTTAGAACAATATCAGCAACAGCGTTAGCTTGAGATACCCCTGTATTGTCAATGTGTACTGATCTTACATTCGCTAATGTATTACTAGTAGTTTGTACATCGTAAAGGTAAAGATTATATCTTGCATCAGCAGAACCTTTAGTACCCGATACATAGTCAATAGCACGTACGCGCGCTGTACCAATTTCAGTACCTGTTCTAGCAGCTGACCCAGAAAATATATTATTAGATACAGCATGTGCTGCAGTACTTCTTAATGATACTTTATCATGCGTATTAACATCCCAAACACCTGCAGCTTGATTTACAACTACATAGTTGCCATAGTTTGGTGTTACCGCTACATCTTCAAGAGATTCAAATGTAGTTGCTTTAGAAATACTGACAGGTATTGTTTGAAGTATTTCGTAATCATATCCCTTAACAAAAGCTTTACCTGGCTCAACTTCTACAACAAGCTTGGTAGCAACACCACCATTGCCTGCTGTATATCGGCCTTGATTATTTGCTTGAGCAAGATGTTCTTTTAATCTTATATCTAACCCTTCAACGACAAAATTACCGCTCGTATCATAAGAGCGACGCGCTAGATGCTCGTTGACTTTAGAATACTCAGTTCTTATTCTGTTACTAACAAGAAAACCATTTTGAACACGAGTAAGCTCAACGAAACTAGTACCTGTATTTGCTGTAGGTGCATATTTAACTAGTGTTGGAGTAAGTTTTAATCGAGCAGCTCCTGGTGCAGCATAATTATAAGAACCGGAAGCAGGGTCTAGAAGTGTTGAGTCTTCATTATTAGTTATAATGCTTTCCTCAATATTCAAACCTATCTTATACGAGCTGTATGTATTATATTTACCAAGTATAATAGACTGCGCTGGTACACGAATAAAATGATCCTTGGCAAATACAACACCTTCAGAAATTGATACACGATGTGTAAGACCTGTTGCAGAGGACCCGGTAGCCACGTTAGCAGTAAAACCACCGGTATTAGCTGTAATTATTTCGTTAGCAGTAAAAACAGTATTACCAGAAGAATTTGCTACTCCTGTATTGATATAGTTTACATATAATGTTTTAAGATCTGGTGTTGCAGCTTCAGAACCTGTATCAGAATCTATAACAACAGCTACAGTGTTAGATGTTGCACCTGTAATTTGAGTACCAACAAAATTATTTGCTGTTACTAAAACATTCGAGGAATCACTGTCTCGCAGTTTGACAAAATTTACAATTTCTATACTCGGCTCAACACCGGTTAAGATTGCACCTTCTTTAAATACATGTTCACCAAACCGGTCGATCTGATTTTGCAGTATAGTCTGCATCTGGGTCAATTCACGACCCTGAACTGCTAGACCGGGACGATATAGAATTCGATGATAGTTTTTACTTTCATCAAAATCGTCGTAATATGGGTCAACATTAAAATTTGTGTTTAATGTAACTGTGTTAGCTATAGCCATCTCTTATCTCGTTAATACTGCAAAGTTATTTTAATATCTTCTATTTGGTCAAATGTCCTTACTGAAACTACTCTATTTTCTAAGTATAAAACATCACCAACATAAGGCTTCAATTCACCGTAGGTTATCGACGTTACGTTACCAAAATAGCTCGATGTGTTACCTGTTATTCTTTCGTTTTGGAACGTACCATTAACTGCTATTACTTTAACATCACCTGTAGTATTAAGCGATGTGTTATTAGCAAAGTATACAACTCTTGCGGTTGCTCCAGACAATTCACCGGTTATCATTTCATCTCGCTCAAGCACGCCTGTCATATTTATGACGGACAATCTTGTTGTCTGATCATAAGCAATATCTTCAGCTAACGCTGAATTACTATTGAGAATCGGATTTTTCAAAAGTCCAATAACTCTAAAATCGTTATTGGAAGGTAAATTATTACCTTCCGTTCCACTAAGTCTTACACTTAATGTGAGATTGTGTGCAGATAGCTCATCAACCGGATCTGAACCATGTCCTCCTGGAGGTGACACATACGGTGTGGCTGTTGCACCGGATC